GGCAGCTGGAACTCAGCGGAAAGGACGGTGTAGACACCGCCAAGGATGTTCTCCAGCTCCTCGGCCATCGCACGGATTTCTTCGGCGGTGACACGCTCTGCATCGCGGACGGTGCCCGCCTGCAGGAGGAACGCTTGGGACAGCCGTAGCTCAATCCGTTGCGCCACGCTGTCAGCGATCTGGAAGTCCTGAGACTTCTCCAGCTGGTTGGTGGTGACCTTGTCGCCGTAGCCGGTCAGATAGTCACCGCTTTCAGCCGCGTTCAGCTCTTCGACGTCCACCATCGAGTTGGGGTCGACGAAGTGGATGATCCGAGAGGCCACCGCAGCGAACTGGATGATCGCCTTGTTGAGGTCCTCAAGCGACATGAGGTCGCCGATGTACTCAGAGACGTGAGCCCTACCCCAATCGGAGCCGGGGACCGCCTTCCAGCGGAGCGCCATCCATCCCGCCTGCTGATACGGCGCAGTGCCGTTCGAGCCGGGGACGAGCTTGGAGTTGATCTCCTGGTAGTGGTCGAGGTTGTCGCCGTTGCGCTTGATGTGCGTGTACAGCTCGACGAGCTTCTCGTTCTCCTTCCCCGGCTCCACTTGGACGCCACAGGCTTGGAGGACCGAGGGATCGAGCGAGGAGGCGTAGACCTTCTCAAGGACCACCGCTTCCAACAGATCACCGTTGTTGTCCCGTAGGAGAACGTACTGGTCGATCCGGTACATGCGTGGGGGCCCACCATCGAGCGGGAAGTAGACCAGCGCGTTGCCAGCCACGATCAGGTGGACGAGAGCCTCCATGAACACCGGACGGCTTGCGCTCGTCTCGATCAGGAGGGACGCCTTGTTGCTGATCTTCGAGAGACCCAGCTGGACCGTCGTGAGGTCACCCGCGAGGTCCGTGGCGACGTCCTCGTCGATGTTCAGCCGGAACATGGACTGATCAGGCGGGAAGAGCGTGATCAGCAGTCGGCTGGCGAGGTTGTTCACCGCCCGAGCGCCAAGGCTCTGGTACGGCTGTGAGTAGGAGGTGTTGTCGTTCTGACCTTCAACCGGCACCAAGCCGGGGATCGTCAGGTCCGAGTTCGAGCGCGCACGGGTTAGAGCCGTGTTGCGCGACATGGTGAGCTGGCCGTAGCGGGACTTCGCCATCGGCACCAGCGGACCCGAACCCGCTGCCGTCTTAACGGCAGGAGTGGCTGGTTTCGCCAAGGGCGTGGTTCCTTAGAAGCGGTTGAGACGCCCGATGCGCCCGACGCCACCGCCGCCGAAGCCGCCGAAGCTGTCGGGGTTCGGGAAGGCAGTACTGCCGGGGGTCGGCTGGGCCGGATAAGTCGGGGTCGGATAAGTCGGGGTCGGAGCTACGACGGGGGGAGGCGTAGCGCCTGCAACCCCCGTCCGCTCGATCCGGAGGGCGGAGCGACCCGTCCGGAGAGACTTCATTGTCGGGTCAACGCCGTCGAGGAACGGATTGCGAATGATCGCAGGGTCCTTCTCCTTCGTCGTGGACGACGTATTGACCTTCGGGGTCTTAACGATGCACACGGCTGTTCCTCTTGGGTTGAGCTGGGGCCCGTCGCTCAAAGTCGCGGGCGTGGATGAGCTGGAGGACAAGCTCGCGCTTGCCGACGTAGCGGTTGTAGTCCTCCATGGTCTCGCCCTTCTCGGGGAGACGCTCGGGGACACACCGGATGATTTCTTCGAGCAGATCGCTGCTGCCCGCTTGCCACTTCATGCGGGCGCGCTCCTGAAAAAATAGGGGGCCGCTCCAGCACCAGCTCCAGCCAGAACGGCGAGCCAGGATGCGAGCGGCCCCCTTTGGGTGCCTATATTTGAGAGGAGTGGATCCCGGGACCGAAGAGGCCGAGTCCTTAGGAATGTTCTCTCTCCGAGGGTGGGGGTTAATTGCCCCCCTCGAACTGAAGCATCGTCGGGGCCCAGCGGATGATCCGCGTCCCGTCCATATCGGAGTGCTTCAAGATGCGGGCACAGTTGACCTGAACGACTGCATCAGTCTCGCTCAGTCCAGCCTTCTCGTAGGCCGATACGATAGCCGCCCAGCGGCTCATTGGTTTGACCCTCCATCGGGTCTCTGCCGTCCCCTTTCTGGGGCCGCTGCGGACTTCGTGGGAGTAGGACTCCCACCCCTGCCCTGCGAGCAGCTTCTCAGCTGCTGCGGGTCCGCTGCTGGGTAACCCCGGGTAGCCGTCGGTCTGATCGCCGCAGATCGCCTGCCAGAGCATGAACCTTTCGGCCTGCTCGGGGGTGATCCGCCTGATCTTCAGCTCGGGCTTGTTGGGGTTGTAGAGGGGCGCGGGGATCGTCTGCATATCCTTGTCGGCAGAGACGATGACCCGCTCACCTTCGTGGGGCTCGGTGGCGAGGATGCCCATGACGTCGTCGGCCTCCATCAGGGGGCGCAGCTCCGTCTTGAACTCCGTACCGAACCATTCCTTCAGATCGTAGAGGTGTTCCGGTCGGACTGACGCCTTCCGGTTCGACTTGTACTCAGGGTAGACGATCTCCTTCCGGAAGTTCCGGAAGTCGTCGGAGAGGCAGATGATCACGTCATCCGCCTTGAGCTTGGTAACGAGGTGATCGACGGTCTCTCGAGCTGCCTGTTTGGCCGCGTCGAAGTCGGCGGTGTGGGACGTGATCCCGTCACCCCAATCGATGTTCATCTCGTTCGACGCGCTGCACTGGTATGCGATGATGTCCGCGTCGATCAGGAGCGTTCGGCTCACGCTCGGTGACACTCCATCGAAGCGCGGTTGTACCGCAGGGCTGTCGGGTCGCACTTCAGCACCGGCACGATCACCGGCTGGCACTGAAGCCGAACGTCTGCCGCCACGGCGGGTCCGATGGAGGCAACCGCTAGCCCTGCGAGGAAGCAGAGAGCGCGGCTCACCAGACGTACCTCGGGCGGGTCGCCCAGTGCTTGAGCGCCTGCCACACGGTCTTGCCGTCGAACAGGCGGCGAAGGGTGTACTGGCGACCGACCGAGATCACCGTGAAGGCGAACCCGACGACGAACGCGGCACCCATCGAAACGGGGACGCCGAGAACGAGAGGCAGGATCACCATGTTCGCGACTTGGGAGATCGCGAGGCCAATGGCAGTGTTGGTCAGGGCCTCCATAAGGCTGTCGATGCGGCTCTGCATCAGCTCACCGGGGCGTCTACTTGGGGACCGTGGTCCTTCCCGTCCGACCACTTGGTGCAGACGGTCTTGGAGGCGGATATCGCGCCCATCATCTTGGAGCCGGTCATGGCGTACATCGCGAGGCCGCTGGCGACGTCCAGTTCGTCATGGCTCTGGATGCAGTGGTATGGGGGCGGCGGCGGAGGCGTCGGCATGTCGCAGGCCGCGAGGGGCAGTGCGAGGGCTGCGAGTGCGAGTAGCTTCTTCACTTGGCTGCTCCCGGGCATGGGTTGTTGTTGGCGGCGCGCAGGCGGGTGTTCTCCGCCATGAGCCGACGGCGATCCGACAGGGCCGTCTTGGTCAGGTCGAAGATGCCCGAGCCCTTCGGCGCGGTGAGGCGCTGGCTGGCAGGGACTTGCTCGATCTCACAGGCGACCGGCACGGCCACCTTGGCGACCACCGGGGGACCGGCGATTTCCTTGGTGTTGGTGCAGCCGACGAGGGCCACGCTGAAGGTCATCAGCAGGAGGCCGTGGCGCATCCACCACAGGCGTAGGGTGTTCTTCACTGTGGCATCTCCACGTTGAACGGGGTGAGGAAGGCGGCTTCGCGCTCGATCAGGAGCGACAGGAGCGCATCGACCTCGGTGGAGATCAGCGGGAACTCCCGCACTGCGCCCTTGTACGAGATCGACAGGAGCCCGCCGCCGTGTTCGGTCTTGAGGGCCTCACGGTAGCGGTTCATGCGACCGGCAGAGCTGCCGAGCTTGATCGCTTCGAGGAGCGTGATGGGTTCACGCTCTGGCTGGATTGCTGGAAGGCTCACTGGCCGACCTCCTGTTCGAGAAGGAGCTTGGAGGCGCGGCACTGCGCCAGCTCGTCGGTGAAGGTGTTCTGCAGGCCGAGCAGCTGGTCGGCTCGGGCGTCGTCGCCCTTGGCCGCTTGGTCCGCTGCGCCGTACTGCTTCAGGTAGATCACGCGGTCCTCAGAGCGGACCTTCGAGATCGCATCGATGGATGCGTTCTGCTGCGCGATGGTGAGCTTGTAGCTCTCCGCCAGCGCGTCCTTCTCAAGGATGCGACTGTTGAGACTGCCGATGGTCTGCTTCTGCGAAGCGACGAGGTTCTGCGAGTTGTGGAGACGGTACGTCTGGACGCCGAAGGCCCCTCCGCCCACCAACGTGAGCGCGGCCAGGACGAGCAGGATCGGCCCCGCGAACCGCGAGGTGAGTACGTTGGTGAGCATGGGGTTACTTTCGGTTGATGAAGGTTTCGAGATCGTCGTCCGAAGCGAAATGCTTCCCGACGGTGTCGGCGTCCTTGCGGTAGAGGAAGGTTCCCGAGGTGATGACCACGCGGTCACCCTCGTAGATGCGATATGCGAAGCCGGTGTCCTGCGGGATCACCGCATGACGGTAGCGGCTCACTTGTCGCCGCTGCTTTCGGAGGTGAGGCCGGTGGGCGTCAGCGAGAACTTGGAGTTGCCGACGGGCCCGCCGATCCCGAGGATGTGGATCACATAGAGCATGACGAACATGGAGGCACCGAGGGTGGTCCCGAGGATCGTCACGATCTGGCCGTAGAGGGTCACCGGCCAACCGCCGAAAACGAGGATCATGGCGAGGGTTGCGACCCCGAGACCGATGGCGATCCCGGCATAGGCAATCAGCCGCCCGTAGAAGGCGCGCTCGCCCTGCTCGAAGGTCTCTGCCGGGGGGTGAGGGTTGAACATTGGTTACTCCGTGTAGGTTTCGAGCCAGCGGACGAGTGCCCGCAGCTCATGAATTGAGGCGTTGTTCTTGATCGAGTTGGCACGGTGGCTGATCACCGCGACGTTGCCCTTCACGTACCCGAGGGCGGGGATGATCTTGTCGAGAGAAGGGGAGTTCGGGGTAGGCTTCCCCTCCCCTCTCTCCAGCGGGATGCCGAGGACCGGACACCTCGCAGGGATCGCGATGTCGTCCTCGGTGAGATCGAAGGGGACCTTCTGCCTCTTCGCCCGAGATCGAGCAGCAGAGAGCAGCAGGAAAACATGGTCGCGGAGGGGGTTAGAGACGCTGCTCTTCCCCCTCCGGCAAACCTTGCAGTAGTGGTCTAGCCCATCCGCCGATTGGCGGTTCCGGTAGAACTCCTTCACCGGCTTGAGCCAGCGGCACGTGTAGCACACCTTCTCCCGCACGATGGCGGGATCGGTCACTGTTACTCCTTAGTGGGTCTCGGCCCAGTTACGGCCCTTGTCGCAGGAGCCCGCGAGGGGACACCTGAGGTTGAAGGCGATGCCAGCGTTGGTGATGGCGAGCTTGCCCAAGTTGCCGAGTTCGTCGGCGTAGTCGGGGTCGCACTCCATCTGGTACTCGTCGTGGACGTTGACCACGAAGCCCATCGTCTGATCGCCACGGTGGAAAGCTCCGGTCACGATGTTCGGGACCCACCCCTCGTCGAGGAGCGCGTGGAACAGGATCACCAGTGCCTTCTTCATGACGATTGCGCCGCCACCCTGCAGGAGGGTGTTTAGCGCCGAGTGGGCCGACCTGACCTTGAGCAGGCCACCGTCGAGGGTCTTGAGGTGACCACGCTGGGCCAGCCTTGCGACCTTCTTCTGCAACTCGCCGAGCGCCGGTAGACCGGCCTCGACGCGCATACGGGCTTGCTTCCCGAGACGCGCAATCGCGGTCTCACGCGGCTTGCCCGCAGGGTGCTTGGCGTTGAACGCTTCGCGCTGCGCGGCGGTGTAGTCCTCGTAGATCACCATGCCGAGCTTCAGGAGACCGGCACCGTAGAGGTAGGCGTAAATCCACGTCTTGGCCGAGTTACGGCTGTTCAGCTTGATCAACCGCTGGTTGACCGTGTGAACGTCCGTGCCCTCTTCCTTGATGCCGTTGACGACCGTGTCCCCGTAGGAACCGCCGTCGTACAGCGCCATGTAGTGGGCCAGCATCCGCAGCTCTAAGCCCTCGGCATCGCAGCCAACCAGCGTCATGCCGGTCGAAGCCATGAAGAGGGCGCGGCACTCCTTGCCGTAGGGCACCTTCCCCTTCGCGTTCACGATGGAAGGCACTTGGGCCATGTTGGGGTCCCAGTGGGTCATGCGACGGGTGATCGCCCCCAAGCAGCTGACGCTGCCGTGGATGCGCCCGTTGTCGCGGACCTTCTTGAGCCATGCGTTGTCGCCCTCTGCGAGCTGCCCGAGCCGCTTGTCGACGGTCAGGTACTCGACCAGGAGGCGAGCTGCGGGAATGTGATCGAGGGAGCCGAGCGTGGTTTCGTCCACCTTCGGCGCTCCGGCGTCCGTGAACTCGACGGGGATCCACTCGTAGAGCTTGATCAGCCGGTCGCTGATCTGCGGCCTGCTCGCGGGGTTGAAGCTCTTCAGCTTCACCTTCGTGAACGGCCAGCCCTTCGTGTAGTGGTACTTGTTGTCGTTCCGGCTCGGGGTCATGACGACCGCCTTGCCGTACTTGCGCTCCGGCTCGTACCAAGGACGGAAGGTGCGGCGCAGCTCGTCCTCAAGCTCGGCCTTGCGACCGATCAACTCGATGTGGAGCTTCTCAGCCTCGGCCTTGTTGAAGGCGAAACCGTAGCGCTCCTGCAGGCCGATGATGTGCTCGACCCAATGCTCCAGCTCGATGGACTCCGGCGAGTGGTTGCCGAAGTTCTTCTCGACGCACTTGCGCCAGAGGGCCTGCCCGACGAACGGGTCGTCGTAGGCGTAGTCCTCCATGTCCTGCGTGAAGTGTTCCCACGATCCGTCGTAGAAACCCTTGAGGACGCCCAGACGGACGCCCCACGCTTCGAGCTTGTGCTTGCCGACGAGACCGCGCTTGGCGAAGTCCCACGGACGCTTGCCGTTCTTGCAGGCCTTCTGGTCGATCTCCTTGATGTTCGGCCAGATCATCGGCGCGTACACCATCGTGTCGTGGACCTTGCAGTCTCCCCGCAGCTTGAACTTCGGGTACACCTTGGTGATCGCGGGAATGTCGAACTTGATGATGCGGTGGCCGCAGACTTCGTCGGCCTCCATTAGGAGCTGCAGGCCATCCTCAATGCTCCCGTCACGGGGAGCTGGAGTACCGTCGTGGAAGAACCCGCCGTTGAAGCGCAGGCGCTCGTCGGTCTCCTCGTTGATGATGTGCAGCGTGTGAACCTTGGTCAGCTCTGGGAGCAGGCCGTTGCTCTCAATGTCGAAGTGTAGAAACACGGGCGCTCCTTTCAGAGCGTCCCTCAAAAGGGCGGCGGGAAAGGACACCCCACCACAGGGCCCCGCCACCACACGGGAAACCACCGCCCATTTGAAGGACGCAAAAAAGGGGGCCCCCGAAGGGACCCCCTGAGGGTGATCGATACGTTCAGTTACGCGAGCAGAGCGGCGATGCGCTCACGGACGCGGGTGGCGCGATCCAGCTCGGCGACGAGGCTGTCCTGACGCGAGTACGCGGCGTTGCGGAGAGCGCGCTCGTTCTGCAGCACCTTCGACTGACGCGCGTAGCTCGCGTTGATCACGTCGACTTCGTGGTTGATGATCGTCTCGAAGCGGGCCTCGGCCTTGTTCAGACCAGCGATGATGCCGTTGAGGTCGCGGATCGCGGCATCGGTGATGCGCGGGAGGAGACGGCTGGCGAGCGCCAGCAGGCGGACTTGGATGGTACGGAGGAAAAGCATGAGGGCTCCTTTCGGCGTTCTCTCGCCGATGGTGGGGGTTAATTCAGTAGGGACGGTTGCGGCTGGCGCGTGACGGCGGCAGCTGGTGCTTCTGTTCGAGGTACTCTTGGTAGCCAGCGAGGGCCCGCCAGCAGACCATAGCCCAATGATCGATGCCCTTGTCGTCCACCGTGTGTGTGTCGACGAGGTGACGCATGATCTTGTTGCGGTGGTCCGTGGACTTCGACCGATCCCAGTGCATGGGCTGGTCGGGGTGGTGCTGCAGTGTCGCGAGGTGCGACAGGCGAGCAACCTCGGCCAGAGCGTTCGGGAAGTAGTCCAGCAGGCCGTCGGCCATCGGGTACTCCAGACGCTTCTGCGCGTCGTCAGGCAGGGAGGTGCCAACGGGTTCAGAGTTCATCATCGGTCTCGTTCTGGAAGGGTGATGCGTCTCCGTCCGGAAGATCGGTAACCTCCATGAGGCCCGTCTCTCGGTTGTAGCGGAAGGCGCAGAAGGGCCCGACGGCATCGCCTGTGAGACGATCCTTGAGGCCACGGACGGTAGTGGGGCAGTTCGGGTCCTGCTTGTCGCGCTCCAGACCCACCATGTAGTGAGCCCAGTAGGCGACCGAGCGGGAGCCCCTGAAGTGCTTCTCGGTGATGCGCCCACCCTCTTCGTGGGACTTCCCGTCGGGTGTCGACAGGTGGCTCACAAGGTGGATGGTGACGTTGAGGTCCTCGGCCAGACCGGCCAGCTCGCTCATCATCGCGTCGAGGGCACGGCGCTCGTCCTCGACCGTCGCGACCAGTGCGGTCATGGGGTCGATGAAGAAGTCCTCCACGCCTTCCGCCATGTTGAGATAGCGGATGTTGGACTTGACCTCTTCCCAGCTGCGGCTCTTCGGCTTGAGCGGGAAGAAGAGGCCACGGAAGCTCTCCATGGCTGCGCGGTGAGCGTCGGCGTCGTACTCCACGCCGGGGACGTGAACGCGCTTCTGGATCACCATACCGCCGAGGGTCTTGAGCGTGTGTGGTGCCTGCTCCTCGAAGAAGAGCGAAGCGACCTTACGGGCCACCGGAGTGATCCCGAGGCTCGAGTGATCCTCGCAGAGGTCAGGCCGCATGGCCGAAGCCATGAGCTGCTTCATGAGGGTCGACTTGCCGGAGCCCGTGCCCGCACCCCACACGTAGAGGGCACCCCGGCGGATGCCGTAGGTGTTCTTCGTGAAGGTGAGCCACGGCCAGGGCAGTCCCCATTGGGCTGGCTGGCAGGCTTCCTCGAAGATGTCGTCGAGGTCGATGATCGCGGACGGGCGATAGGGAGCCGCCGACCAGATCGCGTCGACCAGCTCCTTGGAGCGACCCGCCTTGACCATGTCGTTGGCGTCCTTGACGGGCAGCTTGGCGATGTGCGCCTTGCCCGGGCTGAACAGCGGGAGGACGTCCTCCAGAGCCTTACGCCCCGGCTCGTCCTCGTCGAAGCACAGCACCACCTTCTCGAACCCTTCGAGGAACTGAAGGGCCTTGGTGATCGCCTTCTTGGCCGAGCCCGCGCCTTGCGGCAGGGACACGGCGGGCCACGTCAGGCCCATCGCTTGGGTGACCGACAGTGCGTCGATCTCGCCCTCGGTGATCACGATCAGCTTACCGCCGGAGCGGCATAGGTGCTGGCCGAAGAGCGGCAGGGCCTTCTTCAGGTCCCCGAGGACGATGAAGTCCTTCTCGCCTTCGTGCTTGTATCGGATCTTCTGAGCGACGATGCTGCCGGTCTCGTCGTAGAACGGGGCAATGTGACACTTGCCGCCGTCGAACGTCCCGACTTGGTAGTTGTATTTCTCGCAGACGCGGTCGTCGAGCGAGCGGTTGGGGATCGCCTCAACGACGCCCGTAAGCAGGCCTTCCATGCGGGCTCCTCTGGAGGAAGGTGGTGGACCCTCCTCACCGTCGACCCGCCCGTTGTGCCGCTTGCAGGAGTGGCAATACGCATGGCCGTCGCTGTAGACGGCGTTCGCATCACTACTCCCGCAATCGGGTCGTGGACATTCGGTCTTGTAGAGGAGTTCGCTCTCGTTCAGCCCCTCCGCGTCACGCGCCATACAGGCTCACGCTTCACGGGGAGCTTCACGTTCGAGGTGTCGACGCCGAGCTTCTCGGCAGCGGCAACGAACGCATCGGTCATGGCCGTCGTGCGGCGGATCAGATCGCGGCGCTGCATTACGCGGCCTTCCGGAGCTGCCATTCGACGTAGCGCTTTCCGGCGCTGTCGTACTTGGGCACCGAGACGATCTCCTGACCCGCTGGGATCAGGTGGGGCTTCTGGTTCTTGATCCGCCAGATTGCGCTGGCGACCTGGACGCGGCCCAGCTCGACGAAGGCGGTGCCTTCACTGATGTGGCCCCTGCGCTGCAGGATGGAGATCACTTGTTCTTCGCGGGTCATGAGGGCTCCTTGGGTTACTTGGGTCGGTGAGCTTCCCACCACGGGATCGCGTCGAAGGACGGGCAGGCCTTGCGGACTCCCGGCACGTCACGGTGTCCGAGGACGACCGCGTTCGGGTGCTTGCTGTGGAGGTCGGTGACGAGCGTGAGCAGCGAGTGCCACTGCGCGTCGGTGTAGTTGTTCTCGCCAAGCCCTGCCTTCTCAGCTGGTGAGCCGAGGGGCGGCGCTCCGCCGACGAGGCAGATCGCGAGGGAGTTGGCGTTGATGCGGGGTTCGTGAGCGCCCGGGATATTGTCGGCGCGGCCCTTTTCGACCGTACCGTCCCGCTTGATCACGTAGTGGTAACCGATGTCCCGCCAGCCCTTGGCACGGTGCCACTGGCGGATCGTCGCTGCATCGATGTTCTGGTGCTTCGCATCGTTCGGCGTGGCCGAGCAATGGATCGCAATGAACCCGATGTGGTTCATGTCTTTGTAGATCACAGTTCCCTGATTTCGACGTCGATGCGGGGTTCACCCTCGATCCACGCCTTCGAGACGAGCAGCTGCTGAACCTGACTGTCGTCGATCCAGAAGCGGCCATCCTTGGTGATGACGTCGAGTACGCCCTTGGCGTAGTTGTCGACGTCGGGTTTGGGGTGCGGCAGCTTGGTGGTCTTGGGCTTCGTCATGAAGCACCTGACCGCGACCTCGACGACGTAGGGCGTCGGGGCCTCGGGAGCTGGCACCTTGGTGAGGAGTCTGGCGGCTTCGGCCTGCCACGTCTGGTACTCCTTGGGGGAGTACATCGACACGATAGGCTTCCGACCGCGTGGCACGATGATCCGAGCCCGGGGCCGAGGGGTCGGCATGGGCTCCATCGCGAGCGAGAACTCGACGTTCAAAACGACGAAAGGCGGGCCCCCGAAGGGACCCGCCGGTCAGCTCTTAGAGATCGTCGTCGTCGTCGCCGGTCGAGCCCGCGCTGTTGTCAGCACCGAACTCGGCCTCGGCTTCGCCGAAGTCGTCGCCGTCGTCCTCGGCACCGAAGCCGCAGCTGGCTGCGTCCTTGGCTCCGAAGGAGACGAGGTTGATCACCTGAACGGCTTCCAGACGGAAGCTAACGCCGACCGTCTTGTCGTTCGCCGCGAAGTACGGGAACAGCTCGACGTTCAGCTTCAGGGTCGAACCGCCACCGATTGCCGGGGGGTTCTTGATCAGGATGCCGCGACCGTTGAAGATCGCAGGCTTGCGGCTCCACGGCTTGCCGGTCTTGGCGCTGACGCCAGACGCGGTCATGCCCGCCTTGATCATGATGCGACCCGTCTCGTCGCCGGTCTCGGGGTCCTCTTCCGCCTTGAACGGCGAGACCTTCGTGACCTTCCTCGCGAGACCAGCCTTGCCGCTCTCGGTCATCTCCTTGACGACCTCGTCGAACTTCGCGTCGATCAGTTGCTCGACCTGTTCCTGCAGCTTGGCAAGGCCAGGATCGTTCGCGTCGATGGCGATCTTCGCTTCGTACTTGCCCGCCTTGTTGAACTTCGTGTCGGGCGTGTTGAGGCGCGGCCAGATCGCGATGCCGCGAGGGGTCGTCACCTTGGGATAGGATTTCTGCGCCAAGTTACTTAGGCCTTTCTGATTGTCTGGTTACTGTAAGGATCACTCAGCGTTGTCGAAGGCGATCAGGGCCTTGACGTCGTTGGTGAAGGTATGGGCGTCGAACCCCTGCTCCGTGGCCTCCGCGATGGAGACCAGATCGGGGATGCTCATTCCGGCTTCGGCGGCGCGTTCAGCAGCCGCCTCCACCATTGCGTCGTAGAACGACGTCATGCGTTGTTCTCAGCGACCGAGGCGCGAACCGTCGGGTACGTTGCAGGCTTCGGGAACAGGCTGACCTCGTACCGCTTGCGGGTCGTCGGGGTGCAAGCATGGTAGCGGCTCGCCGTGACGACGCCGTCCTCGCTGAACATCTCGATGATGCCGATGCGGCACTTGCCGATCTTGGCGCGGAGCCGAGCGTTCTCCAGCGTCGTGTGCGTCGTCGCACCCATCGTGCCGTCGGCGTAGACGTTGTAGAAGTACACGCGGTCGACGACCTTGTTGACGACGTCGTCGGCGCTCTGGACTGTGATCGCGCTGGTGCTGCCGAAGCGGTTCTTTCGACCGTCGGCGTTGCGGAACTCGACGGTCTCGCCAGCGAGGTACTTGATCGCGAACGCGAGCTGGCCGTCAGCGCCCTTGCCGACGTAGCGGACGGGGAGACCCGAACGTGTCTGCAGGGGACGGTTGAGGTCGAGGGTGGCGGCGACGTTACGGAGGACCCAGAGATCGCGACCGCAGTGGTCACGACCGTCGGCGTACCAGCCAGTGTTCGAGGTGGATGGGTCGGGGCACTCGTTGGTGTAGAACGAGCCCTTGTACTTCTCTCCGTCGAGGTACTTGCAGGGGCCCGAGTAGGTCATGGGGACGACCTTGCCGGTCTGCTTGTTGACGGCTTCGAGCGGCTTGTTGATGTCGATCAACGCAGTTCTCCTGATGCGTAGGAGGCAATCGCCTCGATGTGCGGGTTGCGGACGGCGTCAGCGTCGGTGAGCTGGCGGTTCGCCCGGGTGAGGAGGTCGTGGGCGTCGATGCCCAGCGTCCGAGTGATGATCGCCAAGGTGAGCGCGAGGGCTTCGACCTGGACGTCTGCAGGGTGCTTCTGCAGGGCGTCGATCACTTGGAACGACGGGACCTTCAGAGGCCGCAGGGAGGACCGGAAGGCGATCCGGTCGCGGACTGTGTGAGGCGCGATCATGCGACCGCAGCCCCGAGCTTCGACCAGATTTTCCGGTGTTGCTCGATCTTGCTCTGCGCGATGACGCGGAGAAGGGAGACGCGACGGAAGCCCTTGGTCGGGTGGTAGGACACGGCGGCGAGCGCGTTCGTGTCCCGCAAGCGGCGCTTGCTGGATGATGCCATTGATATTGCTCCGATTGTGGCGAGCGTTCTCTCGCCGATGGTGGGGGTTAATTGCCCCAAGGCTGCGGGGAGTTCGGCGCTGCGCGGTGATCGCCGAGGATCGTGACGACGCCGCTGTTCTCAGCGACTTGACGTGCGATGCGGGCCGCAGCCTCGCGGCTGACGTTGAGGTTCTTCATTTGGTTGTTCCTTTTGGTTCAGCGAGCGAAGCTGGCTTGGAGATCAGCGATCATGCGGTCGCAGCGGGCTAGGTTCTTCGACGCGCCGCTGGACGCCCATCGGCGGTTCTGTGCGGCCCATGCTTCGGCGGCTTGGGCGCGATCTTCGAGGAAGAGCCGGTGCGACCGGAGGGCCAGCAACAGCATGTGGCGATCTGCGACAGACAAGCCTTCTTCCGGCTCCTTCTGGTGGAGCGCGGGCGGAGCCTTCGGGCGCACGGCCTTGCGCTCTGGCACGTTGATCAGGTCCCTCGGCGTCTCGATTGTCTGATCACGACCGCCGCCGGTCGACCGCCAGCGCGCCGCCTTCTTACCCGACGGGCCATGGATGAAGCCGTGGATCGGCCAACCGAAGGAGACGTCGATGGGGAGGATGCGGGTGATGGTGACGCGGCGACCGTCACGGGTCTGCAGCGGCTTGTTCAAGTCGATCATCGTTTGCTCCTTGGAAATCGGGGCCGAGGTGTTCCCTCGCCGATGGTGGGGGTTAATCCCTCGACCCCGAGATACTCATGTTAATCGAAGTTATGCGAACGTGTAGGACGCACTACGGATCAGGTTCAGATCGAGCGATCCGACCTTGGGAGGCTCCGGCAGCTGTGCCGCCAGTTCCTCACCCAGCTGGTCCTTGAGTTCCTCGTAGAGGCGTTCGAGGACGTTCTCGCTGTACTGCTCGACGAAGGTGTCGCGCAGGATCGCGGAGAGTTGGGCCGTGTGAGCCGCGTGGGTGCCGAAGCTGTCGTGGATCACCGCCAGATGCCGGATGCCCTGCTCCTTGCAGCGCAGAGCGACCGCTTGGAGGTGCGAGGCGTCCAGCGAGTGGACGAAGTTCGGAGCCACACCGTTGGCTTGGGCCCGACTGTCGAT